TCATGCAGCCTCCTTATGTTTGGTTCCAAGTTTGTCCCACAAATACTTTGGCATCGTGGAGAGCGTCTCAGCCCTCAACAGATTTACGAAATTTTCATCCGCCAGAAGTTTGTTAAATGCGTTGACGATAAAGACCAGCTTCTCATCGCTAAGCCTGGCTTTGCGTATCAGCAATTTTTGTTTTTGGCTTTCGCGCCTGTAAGCATTCACAAGACTCTCGGCGCTCGTCAGCTTTTTCCGTCCGGCGCGGTCGCCGGCATCCCGTTGTTTGCCGGCGAACCGTCGCTGATCAATCAGGCGCTTCACCGTGCGAATGGATACTTGAGTAAGCTGCTTGTTTTCGTATGCTTTGAGCAATTCGCGTTGCGTCTCGACACTATTCGCCTTGGCGATGTCCATTGCGACTCCCAATGGAATCCTGCCACTGGTTGCCGCATCCAACAGGCGTTCTTCTCCTGCGTTTTTCAAGGCGATACAACCGGCGACCATTGTTTTATCAATATCCAGCTTTCTCCCAATTTCGACATTGCCATAACCTGCCGCCTTGAGCCGCTCAATCTCACGGATCAGTGCCAAGGGTGCATGATGACGCCGTGCCATATTCTCAACCAGACTGCGCAGCAAACGATCCTCCTTGGAAACAGCGACAATCACCGCCGGGATTTCCGTGTATCCGAGCGCAATATACGCTTGGATTCGACCCTGGCCGCAAACTAAATCATACTCCAACTCTGCCGCCTCCTGTGCCGAACGAAGGCTCACTTGAATCGGCTTTTTCAAACCGAGATTTTTGATGCTCTGGATAATGACATCAAATTTTTTTAGGTCACGATGCCTCGGATTCAAAATGCGAATCCGGTCAATGGGGATCATTTTAATTTCGTCGCTCATATTGCCTCCTCCAAATTAACGCGCTCGGCCATGCCGAAGAAAAAATCCAGTGTGTCAAACCGATAGGCGTCCAAGTAAATGCCATTGGCTTCAGCGATGCGCAGATTTTCCCACATCATGTCAATGCCCGGCAGCACATAATAATCCCGAATGCCTTCGTTCGTGGCATCCATGCGGACGGCGACGGTGATGTCAGGCTTCAGACCGGCATCCAAACGTATCAGCCACCGGGACGAGCCGGCGAATGTGGCGGTATGCCGACAAAGCACAATGGAAACCCGCGTGGAGTTCGTCAAACCCATGCCGGTGTTTGACCGGTATGCGTCACTGGCCATAAATGAAGGTTCGGTCAAAACGATTGAAATCCAAGAAAACCAGGAGAATGCTCATGCTTAAAGATAACCGCCAATTTTCAAAGTCAAGTCGTGCCGTTGATTCAAACGTTGCGGAAACTAAAACACATATTGAGAAAATGGGATACAAGCGTGCGGAAGCGGCCATTTATTTGGGTGTCGCCAAAGTCACCATTGACCGTTTGACCCAGCGCGGTCTGCTGCACCCCTCGCGGGCGTTGCGGCATCCGATTTATTCCAGAGACGATCTTGACCGCTTTTTGCGGGAAACCTCCGAGCCAATCGCGTAATCAATAGGCTGCGGTCTCTGTGCTGCTGGCGGCGTCTGGTTATTGCGCCGGTATTTTGGCGCGGATTTCGTTTAGTGTGGCTTCGGGCGTTCTGGCCGAAAATTCATCCGCCAGCGCCGGGCGGTCGGCAAATTCCTGTTTGAACACCTGGCGTCCCATTGCTTGTTTGGCCGTTTCCAGAAATTTTTCTGCGGAAACAATCCAGACTTCTTCATGGAGTTGTCCCCAAAATACTTCCAGCGGGTTTTCCGACACCCACCACGGATAGTTGTATTTCGTTTTGGCTTTGGCGATGGCGCGGCGGTCGTCGGCAGGAAATGGAGATTTTCCGGCCTCCACCTCCGATGGTTTTTGCAGCGGAACACTGTTGGGCGGCTGATCGAAACTCACCCGTTTAATCATGGCAAAACTGTGTTCTTGGCGGAGATGCCCGTAGCGTTTCATCGCCAGCGCGCCGCCGTCTTTATGCCCAAGCCAGCGGCTCACCGTCGGAATGTCCACGCCCGATTCAATGCAAGTCGTAGCAAAGAAATGCCGGAAATCGTGATGGGTAAATTGTGGCAAGGCGAGTTTCTTGCAGGCAGTTTGCAGACATTTGCGCGCACTTTTGATCGGAACAATCCGGTCTTTCGGCTGCGGTTTTTTTTGCGCCTTCAATCGCGTCAAAAATTCGCACAGCCTTTCTGACATCGGGATGGTGCGGGGAGCAGCTTCAGTCTTGGTGCCGGGCAGAAAAATGGTGCCGCGTTCAAAGTTAACATCGCCCCAGAGCGTCGGTCTCTTTTCGCTGGCCTCCCCGCCGCCAACCACTTCACCGATGCGCGCGCCGGAATACGCCAGAAATTCAACCAAGTTTGCACCGTCCTGGCATTTTTCCTGATTGTCCTTTTTGCCGTCTGACTGTCGTATGGCGCTGATTAGCTGCTTAAACTGATCCAGGCTGGGAACCACAATCTGTTTGGAAATGATTTTCCGACGTTTGATATGCCTGGCTGGATTGGAAAGAATCAGTCCGCGATTAAGGGCAAAATCAAAAACCGCATTCAAAACGTCCAACTCGTGGACAAAAGTTTCGGAAGCCAGAACCGCCCCCCGTTCCTTGACCCAGCGGTCGCAATTCTGCTCGGTGATGTTGCGGACCGGCAAATTCTTGAAATATGGGGCCAGACCCTTGATATACATTTCCCGGCGTTTAACCGTGCCGGAACTGGCCGCGTGCCGGTTCGTTTCCAGCCATAATTTCGCGGCTTGCTCGAAGTTCAATTTTGCTTCAGGGGAAATTTTCAAACAGCCGATTTTCGCCCGCAAGTCATTCAACCGGCGGTCGGCCAGTTTCCGGTCTTTGGTTTTGAGCGAACGGCGAAACTGCTTGCCTCCCCGCTTCAACAAGGCATAATATCTGTTCGATGATTCGAGCCGATACAGGTTCTCTGCGACTTTATGAAAAGCCGGTTTTTCAACCGGCTTCGGTGTGTTTTTGCCCGTTGTTTTCATCCAAAAACGTGGCGAAACCGTAGGGGGACAGGCATGAGTTGCAATTCAGTGGCTGGAAGCATGGTTGTTTCTTCTCAAATAGTCAAAAAAAGCAGGATGGGTTGGTAGCTCAGTTGGTAGAGCAGTGCCCTTTTAAGGCATTGGTCGTGGGTTCGAGTCCCACCCAACCCACCATTTCTTTTCCTTGGGAAATCAGTAAAATAACGATGGATAAAGGGTTTTATTGATTTTTGACGGGATTCTTCAAAGTGCAAGCGAATGAAGCGGAGTGCCGATATTTGCCACAAAACACCGCTTAAAGGCAAATTTAATGGCAACTTTCCAGCCTTCATTGGCGGATACAATCCAGACCTGATGTTGCCACTATTTTTTTTGGGGCTTGGCTGCGGCACGGGCCACTTTTTTTTGCGGCTCGCGTTCGGGCGTGTAGTGTATCTGGCCGTCGTTCGTCCAAACGTATTCGCCGGACTTGGTGAATGGAAATTTGTTTTTCTTTAGCTTCTTTTCCGATTCGAGACGCATGGACGTAAGAAAACCTTCCAGCAAATAACCTGACGCCAGTTGTGGGATTTTTTTGATCTCCGCCGCGATTTTATCGGAGTCCGGCATTTTGACGGCAACGTGATCTTCCTCGGTGACGCCGAAATGTTTTTCCAATTCATCGAAGGCTTTTGCGAGCTTGTAGGCGCAGAGGGCGGAATCGTCTTTTTTGTAGGCACGAAATTGGATGGCGCAGAGACGGCGGACATTCATGGTCAATGAATGGAGGGCTTGCAACGCTCCCAAATCAGGGTGTTTTTGCTGGAGTCCGAGCGCCTGATAATCTTCAAACAATGCCTTGGTATAGGGTGCGCCTTCAACATCAACCGGCGGCTGGTTGACATCATTGGTCAAAAGCCAGGCGAGATTGATTCCAGTTTTGTGCGAAACCAAGCCGGCCAGTTTCTCGCTGAGATTCAACCTGCCCAATTCCACGGCCTGAATCGTGGGCGTCGAACATTCAAGAATCGCGGCCATTTCCTTTTGGGTAATGCCAATGGTCGTGCGGAGAACGGCTAGGGTGTGTCGCTGTGGTGACGGTCGCATAATCGGAAGCATAGCATATACGCATTAAACATCTACCTTTTCAATGCAGATATGCGATACATATAACAGAACGATGCAGGCCGAAGATAAGCGGTTGGCAGGCGGTCGGAACCAAGCAAGCCAAAGCAGACGCGGACTGCGAGTTGACTACGACGACATTATGATGAATGAAATAACTCTCAAGGGAAAACTGGTGGATGCCAAACAATTGCTCAATGAGTTGTTTGACCAAGACGCCCGGCCCAGCATCCGCTGGCTGCGCCAGCAAACCAAAGCCAAGGCGATTCCGTTTATCCGCATAGGCCATCTGGTTTTCTTCGACGTGGACATGGTTCGCGCGGCGCTCTCTGCCAAGAACCTCGTCGCTGGTCGTTACCTCACGACTGCGCGAACCGGGGTTTGATGAAACTCTCGTCAATAGAACGCGCAAGGCGTTATATCGCCAAGTGCCTCCCGGCAATCAGCGGCCAGAGCGGTCACAACGCGACGTTTTATGTCGCGGCGGTGCTGGTGCATGGGTTCGCGCTCGGTGAAGCCGATGCGCTGGTGTTGCTGCGCGAGTTCAATCAGCGGTGTCTGCCGCCGTGGAGCGAAGGCGAATTGATTCACAAGATCAAGTCGGCGGCGAATGCGGCTCACCTTTTGCCGCGTGGTCATTTGCTCGGCGGCGAAAACGGCAGTCCGGTTTCCACGAAACCGATGCCGCCGCCACCACCGAAGCCGAAATTTCAAAAGGACGTGCTCAAGCGGGTCGCCAACAATGTTGCCACCATCAAGGATGTGGTTCGGCTGCTTTCGGAACGGTCGCCGGTGGCGGTGGACCGGCAGGATTCCGCCAGCGTGCTGCGGCACCTTTACGCTCGCGGGTCGGGCGAAAAAATTCTGATTTTCACGGACATGAAATCCCAGGGGCAATTTCTTTGGGAAGCTGACCGGAACGATTTTATTCAGCAACGGCATTTGCCGGCGGGCAATGATGGCGTCTGGTTTCTGCCGCAACCGGTCAGCGGCGGGTTTTTCCCGAATCCGCGTTCCGACGGGAATTTGTCCCGGCGGTCGGAAGAAGCGGTTTCGGCGTTTCGTTATGCGGTGCTGGAAAGCGATGAGGCGGATGCCGATGACTGGCTGCGGTGTCTGGTGCAAATGCCGCTGCGGATTGCCTGCATTTGCGAGTCGGGCAAGCGGTCAATTCATGCGCTGGTGCGGCTGGATGCGGCGAGCAAGGCCGATTGGGATCGGCTCATGGCGCCGCTCAAGCCGGTGCTGATTACGCTCGGCGCGGATCGCGGCGCGTTGTCCGCCGTCCGTTTGTCCCGGTTGCCGCAAGCGATGCGCGGCGAACGCTGCCAGCGGTTGCTGTATTTGAATCCGCAACCAACCGGGCAACCGATTTTTCAGCAGGCCATGCCACCAGCCTGCTACGCGCAGAAAATGGAGGGGAAGGAACCGGCAAATGAATGAATCACCGATGGACGCGGTAAGTTATTGGGCGAATGAGAATGGCATTACCGCTGTGATGGACTCGCCGCCGGTGATGGATGTAACCGCCGCCAAACGGCTGGATGAGCTGGTCGCGCACGCGCCAAACGACCCTTCCGAATTATTGCGAAACCGGTTTCTTTGCCGGGGTGGTGGGCTGCTGCTGGTCGGGCCAACCGGCATCGGCAAAAGCTCTTTGTCCATGCAGGACATGATTCTTTGGGCATTGGGGCGCGAGTCGTTTGAAATTTTCCCGACCCGCCCGCTGAAATCGCTGCTCATTCAGGCGGAAAATGACGAGGGCGACCTGGCCGAAATGCGCGACGGCGTCATCAAGGGTTTGAACCTGACGGATGCCGAAAAGGAAATGGCGATGGCAAATGTCATCGTGGCGCGTGAGGACGTGCGGACGGGTTGGCAATTCTTCGCTGAAACCGTGCGTCCCCTGCTCATTGAGCACGAACCTGATTTGCTTTGGATTGACCCGGCTCTGTCTTATCTCGGCGGGGAAGCCAATTCTCAAAAGGATGTCGGCGGCTTCCTGCGGAACCATTTGAATCCGTTGCTCCGGGAATTTAACTGCGCGGTGGTGGTCGTGCATCATACCAACAAACCGCCGGCAGGCCGGGAAAAGCCGGATTGGAGTGGCGGCGATTTCGCCTACCTCGGCGGCGGCTCGGCGGAATGGGCGAATTGGGCGCGGGCAATTCTCGTCGTGCGCAGCCTGGGTTCGCATTCGGTTTTTGAACTGCGGGCGGCAAAACGTGGCGGACGGCTGGACTGGAAAGAAGCTGATGGCGAGACGAAAACTTTTACCAAGCTGATCGCGCACGCCAACGAGCCGGGCGTGATTTGCTGGCGGGAAGCCGATGCCTCGGAAATGCCGGAAACGAAAAAGGCCAAACGGATTCATACCAAGGCCGACGTGCTGGCTCATGTGCCGCCGGAAAAACCGATTGCCAAAGACTTGCTCCGGGCCAAAGCGAATGGGGCGGGTGTCGCCTTGAACAAAATCAATCCGATGATCGCTGAACTTCTGGATGATGGAAGTTTGCACCAATGGCGCGAAAATCGGCCGGGAACGAATCCGAAAATTTCCTTCGCCCGCTTTCCGCAACCCGAACCGGTGCTAATCAAATGAGACACCTACACGGAGACTTGAATGGGCAAAAAACGCCGTGTGTGTCGGTCGTGCGCGTCAGACCAGAGACACACTCACACGCCCCCTATTTATAGGGGCGTGTGTGTGGGTGTCTGTCAGGGGTGGAAAGTAATTTTATGAATCATGCGTTTGAACAGCAGCCGCGCGAAAGTGCAAAGGCATTTGCCGCCTTCAGCTTGTATTTGAATCTTGGCCCGCAACGGTCAACCGCAGCGGTGGCAAACAAGTTAGCAAAGAGTGAACAGCTTATCCGGCGCTGGTCGGCAAAATTTGGGTGGACTGACCGCGTGGCCGCGCACGGCGCACACTACGCCATCATCGAGCGCGAAGCGGTCGAGGCGGTGGCGCGGAGCAAGGCGGCGGAATGGGAGAAACGCGAAACGCAATTGCGCGAGACGGAATGGTCAATGCACGAACGCGCGATTGCCGCCGCGAAACGCGGGCTGGATGCCTACATGGACAAGGACAAGGTTTATGCCAACCTCGCGGACATTGCCCGGATGCTGGAAATCGCCAGCAAACTTGGCCGGCTGGCGACGGGGCTAGATAAATCCAACGGCGAAACAGCGCGATGAGCCGCAAACCCTGCGCGTCGAGGTCACGGTGGCGCTGGAAAAAATCTACGGCGAGCCGGAAATCGTGGATGTGCAAACCGTGCCGGTGTCTGCCGGAAAAAACCGCATGACGCCCTGGGAACGCTATTTTCTGGCCGGTCGCCGCGCTGGTTGTCCGATGGGACAGATGGACAAATTTGCCAGCGCCGACGTGGTTTTGCAGGAACGGCAACTTGCGGCGTCCGCTGCGGCGCGACGGTGCGATGCACCGGACGGGCCGATGGCAATTGGCTACGGCGGCGCTCGCGGCGGTGGCAAATCGCATTGGCTGCTCGCGCAAATGGGCGCGGATGATTGCCAGCGCGTGCCGGGCTTGAAATGTCTGCTGCTCCGCAAGGTCGGCAAAGCGAACTCTGGAACATTTCGAGGATTTGCGCCGGCGGTTGTTCGGGCGGTTGAACCATGAATTTTCTGCGTTTCGCGGGATTCTGTCGTTCGCCAATGGTTCGCGGATCATCGCCGGGTCATTTTCAGAATGAAAAGGACATTGATGCCTACCTCGGCCTTGAATACGACGTGATTGGCATCGAGGAGGCAACGACGACTTTGACGGCGCGGAAATACCAGGACATTTCAACCTGCTGCCGCACGAGCAAACCGAACTGGCGCCCGCGCATTTATTCAGCACACGAATCCCGGCGGCGTCGGTCACGGCTGGTATCGGGCAAAATTCATCGTGCCATTTCAGGAAAAACGCGAGTCTGAAACGCGATTCATTCCGGCGCGGGTCACTGACAACCGTTGGAACAATCCCGAATACGTCCGGGTGCTGGAAAATCTCACCGGCTGGCAAAAACGGGCGTGGCTGGATGGCGATTGGGACATTGCCGCCGGTCAATACTTCACGACCTTTCGCCGCGAGGTTCACGTCGTCGAGGATTTCGACGATTCGCGGGCGGTGGAATGGTTCGCGGCGCTGGATTACGGTTTCGCGCATTACACCGTTGTTTTGCTCGGTTGTCGCGATGGCGACGGGAACATTTTCATCGTGGACGAACACGCGGAGCGGCTTTGGCTGCCGCAACGTCACGCGGCGGCGGTCAAGGCGATGCTGGCGCGGCACAAAATCGGCGAGCGCAAAATGTCCGTCGAGGATCTGAAACGGTTCGTGGCCGGGGCGGATGTTTTTCCCGCCAGAGCGACGGGACTACGATTGCCGCGCAATATGCGAAACTTGGAATCCCTGCGCTGCGCGGCCACCATGGACCGCGTGAATGGCTGGGCGGAAATTTTGATCAGCGTCTCCTCACCGATACGAATGCGCCCGACTCCCTCAACGACAAAATAAAACTCCTCTGCTCTGATATGCTTGTGAAGAGTATTCGCGCTCTTTGGCGGAAAACGCCAAAGTCTAGCACCTAGAATCTCGCTCTTCGTCCGCTCAAGAAAATCCGCGTTCGGAATTTGCATGGGGTTCGCTGGCCTCCACAAAAGGTCTTCTGGCTTGATTAGAAAATATCCATCTATTGCTTTCATAGGTAGATGCCTAACTATTAGAAGACGGCGCTGTATTCAGCCCATCCTCGGACAAGTTCAGTCCATCCGTTTTTATGACTTTGAATTTACGCCTTTGCAAGAAACGTGTCCAGAGGTCGTTGACCTTTGGCGCGGTCTGGTGCGCGTAACACCAGCGCCGGGGTTTGGGGATGGCGTGAGTTCCCAACAGCGTTGGCTGCGCGGCTGAACTGCGTGAGCGGGTCAGCCGCGAAAAAATTTGGCGACACCTCACCCCGGCCCTCTCCCCGAACGAGGCGGAGAGGGAGGGGCGGGCGGCGGTCAATCTTCGTCCGGCATCATCACGGTGATGGCGGGCTGCGGGTCGTCCATGTCGAGTGCGCCGCAAGTGGCGATGAGTTTGACAAGCCGCGCTGCGCGGTTGTCGTTGCGGACATAGAACGCAACGGGGATTCGGTCAACACCTGGGCGGCTTCGGATGATTCCGAAACGGAGCATCCAGACAACATCCCAAAGGCGTCCGGCTTCGTCCTGTCCGGTCACGCCTTCCGGCACGGTCACGAACGCATCGAAAACAGTGCGCGTGAGAAACACCGGAAAGCGGATGCCCGCTTCGGCGGCAACTTTTGAAACATCAACTTGCACGCCATCGGCGACGGCCTGCGAGCGGGTGTAACTGTAAATGACTTCGCCAAATGGCGATTGGTTTTGATTTGTGTTCATGGTGTCAGTGATTCAGGAATTTAAGTTTGCGGGCTTCCCGCTTGGCGCGGGCTTCGGTTCTGGCGTGCCAGTCGGCCAGCGTGCGAAACACACTGGCGAGCGGTGCGCGGTAGGTGTTGCGGGTGCGTTCAAGTCGCATCCCGATTACGTCTCCGGGTTCAAGTGAAACGACAATGCGCTTTTGGTAGTGCGCGAATTGTTCACGCGACCGGCGGCGGATGGTTTTGTGCAAATCAGTCATGGCAAATTTCCTTTGTGGTGAAGAACGCGGCCTGCGCTGCATCGGCGGCGCGGCGTCTCTGCTCTGCCTCGGCCTGCTCGCGGGTGATGCGCTCACCGTCCAGCGAAACCTCGGCAAACAGATTGAACGTGTGCGGCGAAAATCCGAACTCGTGCTGCGGAACTGGCAAGCGGCGTTTGCTTCTTTTCATGGTGTGAAGAAATTGGGCGCGGATTAACCGCGCCCGTGGTGAATCAGGCGGCGCGTGAATCGGCGGGGAAGTAGCTCGCGTATTTTTCGTGCGGGTCTTGGAAACCGCGCAAACGAAATGCGCCGCAAGGGTGCTGCCATGCCTGACGCTCACGATTCCAATGGAAACCAAGCTGCGCCAAAATCTGGCGCAACTCCGGCGCGGGCGTCTCACGGAACGTCACCCAAACCCATTTGCCGACAACCTCGGCAAGATTGAACAAACCCGGATTGCTGGTTTTCAAAAGCTCCAAAACTTTTGGTGTGGGCAAGGTGCGGTTTTTCTTCCGCGCCTCGGTGTCAATCGGCAGGCGATTGTCCGGCTTCGGCGCAACTGCGCTTTGTGTTTCCGGTGTGCTGCTCAACTGTGCGGATTTGCTCTTGAGCCCGGTTTGATTTTTTTGATTTGTTTTCATGGTCTTTTTTTTTCTGCTCTGCTGTGCGTCTTTTGTCCGTCGCCCTTCACGAAACAGCGGAGCCGCCAGCCCTCCCCCGTGGGCGTAGGCTTCAGAGGGAACCGCGAGCGGGCGGGCTGGTGCAGTCGGCGACGCCGTGAGGGCGATGGATGAAAGCGCAGGAGCAGAAAAAGCCGGACCTGAAAACGCGGCAAGCCGCCGCTGGCCATTGCGCGCTACTCGCGCGAGGGACAATGGCGGCCCTTGACTTTATCTATCGAGCATGGCGAGCCAAGTGGGTGGATTGTTTTATTGAGGCTTTCTAGCTGAACACACCATAAAAGAGTTTTGGCTATATTGGAAGCTGACAGGGAGTGGTGATATCCACGAAAAACGCACATGGGGTGAAGACCCCATGGCAACCGCGTGGCGCTGTGTTATGTTGCCGGCATGAATCTATTATTACTCGTGGTTGTTCTGCTTCTTTTGTTCGGCGGCGGCGGATTTTACTTTGGCGGTCCTGTCATTGGCGGCGGCGGCCTTGGCTTGGTTCTGCTGATTTGCCTCGTCGCCTATCTCTTGGGCGGATTCCGGCCGAAAAGGTCATAGCTGAAGCCACGAACGCGATAACACTTAAAAGCAAGGGTCTTAATTCTGCAAAAGTTATGAAAGATGCACATTGGTTGGTCTTGTATTTAATCGCAATGGCTCTCGCGACCGGGGCACAGGGGCAATCGGCGGTGACCAGCGTCCCCGCCAGCCGTTCGCTCGAAACCCCAACGAGTGATTTTCTGGTTCTGTCAAATGCCACCGGCGAGGTGCGGGTGCTGGACTCGAAAGGCTTGCTGTTGGAGTCAGAACAGGTCTATCTGCCACGCATCAATTTAGCGGATTTGTCCCTGGCTGACCTCCAGGCACTGCTGGAAACTAAAACGGCCTATGCCGCCTTGACGGCTTACGGGGCGGTCCAATGGACGAATGCGCAAAGCGCGGTCATTGAAAATCAGCTTCAACAAGTCTGGCAACAAGGGAAGTCCTTGGCGGAAAGAATGCAAACGCGCCTGGAAATTCTGGGGGATCTGCGCGAATACAATTACAACCTTGACTCCCTGTCGGGAAGCCTGGCCGCAGTCAGCCAGGATGATGCTCAAGCCGCCGTAGTTCACGACCAGTTGACGAACCGAGCCGCAATAGTGGTCACGGCCGCCGCGCAGGTGGATTTAACCGAGCAGGAACGTGCTTTAGGCGTTGCCGACGCAGGGCAGGCGGAGCGCCAAGCCAGGGAATCTTACGGGGAAACGACGGTCCGGCTGGAAAAAGCCAACGACCGGGCAATTATCGCAAACGGCCAAGCCGCCAACGCCAATCAGCAGGTCGCGGATAATCTGGCCAATTGCGCCGCGCTTTCGACCCGTCTGGCCAGCCATGGCATCAATGTCCCCGGGGTTCCCCCGTTTTACCCGATACCGTCGTTGAGAATGAAAGCTGAAGTGGACGCGCAGAGGATGGCAAATTAAACTTCGACCGTCGAATGGGCCAATCTGTTAATTAAGCTGGAAATGCTGATAGACTGTTACCAGCAACTGGATGAAGGCTTCCCGCGCCAGCGGGATACGGCATGGGAACGGCTTTGCAGATGACAGCACTTGTGTGGCAACCGGGTTGCATCCTTCATGACAACGCCGCCGCATAGCCATTGTTCAACTTTGCCGGGTCTGCTGGACTCGTTCCCGGCTTCATCGCGCCAGCGCGAAAGCCAACGGTTCTGACTCTCCGATGGTGGAGCGTAGTGGATGGCTGGCCGGCTGAAGGGTGAACAGAGGGTAGCCGGGTCCAGCCGTGCGCGCAGCCCAACGGCGGAGTGTCAGACCAATTTGGATTTATCAGTGAGGTCGGGCATTTTTCCGAGCGGCGGAATGTAGCGGTCGGAAAATGGCCGTGCTCACGGTTATTGCCATGTCTTGCACCGGGCGAAGCCTCGCGGTGCTATTGCTTGTCCTCGGCGACAGGCGGAGCCTCGCGCCGTATTGCTGTTGCCTTGCCCGCGAGCAACGACTCGTGGGCTATTGCTGGCTGGCCGGACGAAGTCTCGCGGCCAGTGCTTGCCGCACCTGCCATCTTTCGGGCGTGCACGATTTGTTTCCTGACTGTCTCGCCAGTTTGCGGCCGTCGGAATGCAGTGGAGTGGAAATGCAGCCTGCGAAATTGAAACGGAGCGGAATGGAGCGGTTGCAAAGCTGGCGAGTCAGTCGCGTGCGCGGGCGGAACCGTGCCGACATTTGGCGCGTCGGGAGTGGTTCGGCGCTCGCGCCTGTCCGCGACCAAGCGCAAGTGTCGGCTCGGTGAAGCCACGGGGAAAAACAGAAATCTAAAATGGAAACATTTCGTCAAATCCATCTCCCGGCGGCAGCCGGGGCGAGCTTGCGAGTTTCATCCAGCGTCGCAGACATTCGTTTCACCATCTTCATGCCTGACCCGCGCCTGAAATCATCCGCCAACCTGAACGGTTGGAATGCACGAAGACCATTCGATAACCTGCGACGCCCGATGCGTGCGCGCGGGTAGCGAAAGGCACGCCGGGGATGACATCCATAAACCAATGGTGGCGTGCCGGTGCCCGTCAGCAGACCGCGTTAGCGGGCTGCGAGGGCATGAGCGTCAGGCATCCGCGCACGCGTCCCATGTCATTCGTAAATGGAAACCGTGAATGGTTGGCGCGTTCGTATTGGTTGAGCGCGTAGTGGGACAGGGAACGAAACGCGAACAAATTTCGATTGAGCAACGCGAGCCAACATTGCTTTTCGAGCGCACCCGAATTACCGCAAGCATTCGCATTGTCCATGGCTCACAATTTCATCTGGTTGCTTGCGTCGAAAGTCCAAGGGTCACACACATTGACTGCGCGCAAAAAAGCGCCGGGGTCGAACGAGGATAAATGGCAAAACAATAACGCTTGACGTTAATACCGCGCTGCGTTATGGTGGTGTGCAGAATGATTGAAAACTTCGCATGTGCGGAGACGGAAAAAATATTCCTGGGGCAGGTGTCGCGGCGGTTGCCGTTGGACATCCAGCGGACGGCGCGGCGGAAGCTGCTGCAATTACAGGCGGCGACGCAACTATTGGACATGGCGGTGCCACCGGGCAACCGGCTGGAGGCATTGAAAGGCGGACGCGTTGGACAACACAGCATCCGCATCAACGACCAATGGCGGATATGCTTCCGCTGGGAATCAGGCGCGCATGAAGTTGAAATTGTGGACTATCATTAAGAACTTATGAAAAACAAACTGCTGGCCAACATTACGCCGGGGGAGATTTTGGAAGAGGATTTTCTGAAGCCGATGGGTTTGAGCCAATACCGGCTGGCAAAAGACATTGGCGTCCCGGCACGCCGCATCAACGAAATTGTGAAGGGTGAACGGTCCATCACGGCGGACACGGCCTTGCGGCTGGGTCGTTTCTTCAAGATGTCGGCGCAATTCTGGTTGAACCTGCAATCGCACTACGATTTGGAAATCATGGAGGATCGTTTGGGCCGCCGATTGGAACGTGAAGTCAAAGTGCTTGTCCCGGCATGAAAAGAAGTGGCTGGCATGGGCGTATCTACCAACTGACCGACTTCAGACACTGTCAACCTTCTCGGAACTAACTCTGTCTGCTACCGTCAACGGACACTCACGCTCATACCAGCCAAGGCACACTCGTCCTTTTCTGAAATCCGTCAACATTTATTTCGACCGATTTTCTTCATCTGCTGGCATCACGCGGGTATCTGCCTGCATTCACATTCACGAATCCGCACCGGCCTCAAAAATAGTGCTTCAAACGTGTGCTATAAAAGGACTGCCGGGACAGTCAGCGCCGTTTGACTTGGTGGCATTGATGCCATGACTGGTTGAGCGCGGTGACGAAAAGTTCTGGCGAAGTGATGCCTGTAAATAGCACACATCCTGATTACGACGCGAACCTCGTTGCGTGGCAACGGGCGCGAGATGTCATTGCCGGTGAGGATGCCGTCAAATCTGCCGGGATCAAATACCTGCCGCGTCTGGATTCGCAAACGGATGACGAATACCTGGCTTACAAATCACGCGCCTCTTTCTTCAATGCCACGTCGCGCATTGCCGATGGTTACGTCGGTCGCATCTTCCGGCGCGATCCAACATTCAAATTGCCGGATTCTTCCGCTGGCATTGGTCGCGCACTGGACACTTTCGTCGCGGATGCCGACCTGCTCGGCACGCCGCTGACGGCTTATGCCAAAGACGTCACGCATGAAGTCATCACCGTCGGGCGCGTGGGTTCGCTGGTGGAATGGGAAGACATTTCGGAAAAACGCGCCCATGCCGTGATGTATGAGACGGAGAAGATCATCAACTGGCATTCGGAACGGGTGAATGGTCATAACGTGCTGACGCTCGTTGTGCTGAAAGAACATGGCCCCAACAAACAGCAAACGCCGGACGCCCAACAACCTGCCGATGCCTTTCGGCCTTTATCGGTTGAACAAATCCGCGTCCTGAAACTCGTCCCGAATGCCACGCCTGCCGCCGATGGCTCTCAATCGTGTTCGTATCAGGTTGAAATCTGGCAACAGCAACGCGGCAAATCGAAACGGTCAAAGTCCGAATGGATTTTGGTTGAAACCCGCACCCCGCTGCGCCTCGGCAAACCGTTGCCGCTGATTCCCTTTGTCTTTCATGGGCCGAAACATTCCCTGCCGAAAGTGGACAAATTGCCGCTGGCGGATGTCATTGCCATCAATCTGGATCACTACCGCCTCAATGCGGATTACAAGCACGGTTTGCATTTTACCGCCCTGCCTACCGCATGGGTCAGCGGATTTGATAAAACTTCAAATCTTCGCATTGGCAGCAGCACCGCTTGGGTGTCCGAGACGCCCGGCTCGACGGCTGGCTTCCTTGAATTTCACGGTCAAGGTCTGACTACTTTCGAACGGGCGATGACTCAAGATGAACAACTCATGGCCGTGCTTGGCTCGCGTATGCTGGAGGAACAAAAGCGCGTTGGCGAGACGGCGGCTTCCATCGAACTGCGTCAGAGCGGCGAAAATTCCGTCCTCTCTGCCATCTCTTTGAGCATCAGCGATTCGCTTTCTCACGTCCTGCGCTGGGTATACTGGTGGAACTCCACCGAACCCTCGCCTGAAGCCATCGGAGACAAGACGGTGCTGGTGACGCTTAACTCTGATTTCACCCTCACCGGCATGGCCAGCGCCGAGATTACCGCCGTCGTCGCGGCATGGAAAGCCGGGGCCATCAGCCGTGACACCATGTTTGACCTGTTCCGCATGGGTGACGTGTTGCCGGTTGGACGCAGCAACGATGACGAAGCGAGACTGGTTGCCAGCGCTCCGCCGCCCGCATCTGTCCCTGTCAAACCGGCCGCTCCGGTTCCGGCTCCGGCTGACAAACCGCAACCGCAACCGCCAACCGCGATCACATGACAAATTTATGGCACTAAAATTCAAATTCAAAACGCGCGAAGAGATTCCCGCTGAACTGCAATCGTTTTACGTCGAGCGTGATGGCGCTTGGACGCTGGACGCCGATGGTGTCGTGGAAAAGACCAAGTTGGACGAATTTCGGACCACGAATGTCAACCTGATCAAGGAACGTGACGATTTGGCGAAACGGTTTGAAGGAATTGATCCTGATGAAGTCCGCCAGCTTGCCGCGGACAAACAAAAACTTTTGGAAGAACGCCAGCTCAAGGCCGGCGAAGTGGACAAGGTTGTCGAGGCGCGACTGAAAGCCGCCCGCGCCGAATGGGACAAGACTCATGGCGTTGTCGTCGCCGAACGCGATGCGCTGCATGGTCGCCTGACGGCGATTCAGATTGATCAAGCCGTCGTGACTGAAGCCACGAAACGTGGTCTTCGCCCCACGGCGATTCCTGACATTGCAGCGCGGGCGCGAACTTCATTCAAGCTGGTGAACGGTGTTCCCCAGGCTTTTGAGGCGGACGGCCAGACTGCCCGCATGGGCAAGGATGGCATGACGCCGATGACTTTGGCCGAATGGGTGGATGCGTTGGTGTCCGATGCACCGCACTTGTTCGAGGCAAATGCTGGTGGCGGTGCCGCCGGCTCCGGCTCCGGTGGGGCTGGCAACCGTTCCGTGAAAAACCCCTTCCGCAAGGAAACGTGGAACCTCACGGAACAAATGAAATTACAAAAATCCGATCCGCAACTTGCCGCGCGCCTCAAGGCGTCGGCATAACGGGTCACAACACAAAATTCAATCATGGCTAAAACACAATTGGCAGACATCATCGTCCCGGCGCAGTTCGCATCTTACGTTCTGCAACGGACGGCGGAGAAATCCGACCTGTTTCAATCCGGCATCGTCGTGCAGACGCCGGACTATGACGAACGCGCCGCGCTGGGTGGCACACAGGTCAACATGCCGCATTGGAACGACTTGACGGGCAACCGCCAGCCGCTTTCCGACTCCTCACCGCTCGTGCCGGCGAAACTCGTGGCTGACCAGGACATCGCCCGCATTCACAACGACGGCAATGCGTGGTCGTGGAATCATCTGGCAACGGTGGTTGCCGGTGACGATCCGGCGCTCGCGCTGGCGAACTTCATGGCTGACTACTGGAACCGCCAGAACCAATACATGCTCATCAACTCCCTCACCGGCGTATTCGGTGCGGCAAGCATGGCGGGCAACCTCCTGGCGATTCAAAGCGAAAGCGTCGCGGCGCAGACTTCCGCAACCAAATTGAACGGCGGAACGTTCGTGGATGCAACGCAGCGCTTGGGCGACCGTGGCGACCGGCTTGTGGCCGTGGCGATGCACTCGGCAACGGAAGCCGCGCTTCGCAAACTCGACCTGATTGACTTCATCCCGGACAGCCAGGGTGAGGCTCAAATCCGCACGTTCCAAGGCCGGCGCGTCATCGTGGACGATGGCTGTCCTTCACGGGCGGGCACGACTGACGGCTTGGTTTATACGACCTATCTGTTCGGCATGGGTTCGTTCGGCATGGGCTTTGCCGATCTTAACGGCCAGCCGGTCGAGGGCGGTTTCGGCACGGAAGGCTGCGAAATGGCGCGTGATGCTTTGAACAGCGACACATTCCTCGTGAACCGTCGCCGTTTCATCATGCACCCTCGCGGCGTGAAATTCACCAGCGCGAGCGTGGCGGGCGCAAACCCGACCAACGCTGAACTGGCCTTGGCCGCGAATTGGATCCGGGTTTGGGAAAACAAAAACGTCCCCGTTGTGGCGGTCACTCACAACATCTGACCCCAACCTGGGGTTGGCAATGCGCTGGCGCGCAAAACGCGCCAGCGCGAAACCGAAAAACATCAACCAACAAAATCTATGGGCAAAATTCTACCTCGTGGTTTGGAGCGGGTTCGTTCGGGTGAACAAATCCAGTATCCGACGTTCACCAATGTCGCGGCGGCGGTCGCTGCCGGCGTCACGGCGGCGAAGTTTCCGCGCCGGATCATTTACCTGTCGGCGGGCGGGACCGGTTCCGTGGCGTGTCTGGCCGTTTCCGATGGCACGAACTGGAAACAGGTCGCCATTGGCGCAAACGCAATCTAAGTGCGAGCCGCACCTGCCTTTATGGACAAACTGTATCCAATCATCCGGCGAAAGCGGCGTCCGCTCATTCAGGAAAATCCTGAAATGCTGAAAGCTGAAACGCTGAAACCGGGAGCGCGAGTTAAACCGGCGGAGTCCGCGCCGATCCTTGCGGATGGCCACCTTGACAAACCGAAAGCTGAAAATGGCGAGAATGTTTCCAGCATCGAATCGCAGTAACGCGCCGTGGACGCCGCTGCAACGGCGGACGTGGCTGGCGGAGCGCCGCCGCCGGGCGCGATGTTTGCTGCCCGCGCCGGTGCTGGCCGCGCAATATCCCAGCCTGGCGGTGTGGGATTGGCCTTATGCCGATCCGTTTGGCTGGAATGCTTACAACAGTCCTGACGGCGGCGCGACATGGTGCCTCATCGGTTTTGAAGATGGCGACGCCCGCCAATACGCGCCGGATGGCGACGAACCCATGTTTGTCGTCGGCGTGGATTCGTATGGCCGTGAAATCACGGAACACAGCAATGTTGTCCAGGTTGAAGATGCGCCAGCGCCGGAAAGTTTTCTGTCGCTGGAGGACGGCTCGGCCCTGCAACTCGAAGATGGTTCAAACTTTTTAATGGAATGAGCGCAAGCATATCTGAACTGCCCGGAGGGGACTCGTTGGATGGGTCGGAATTGATTCCCGCTGTCCAACTTGGCGCCGATGTTGCCACCAACCCGTTCGCCCTGGCCAATTTCATGGCCGAAGTTCCCGATGGCGTGAGTTCGTTCCGGGTGCTGAATTTCGGCGGCTGCTGGTTCGACCCGAACAACAACGAGAGCATCAATCTGGTGGTTGGTTCCTACAACTCCTCTGCGATTGCTTATTGCGTCCACGTAAGCGGCGGCGGCACGAATTGCCTCGGCTTGCTTGGTGCTCGCGCTTACAGCGGGCTGTTTGTCTCCGGCAGCGACAACACCCATCCCTTCTCCTTTGAAAGCGTCAATGGTTTGAGCATGAACAATGTTCAATTCATGGATCATACCGGCAATCTGCTCGACCACGCCGGCCACACCATTTTCAACCTGTCTGCCGGTCAACAAGCGGCGATTGCCAACTCAACCGGCACGGGTGATGTCGTCGCCCGTCTGAACTCCCTTCTCGCCGCACTACGAAACCTCGGTCTGATCGCAACCTAAAATTATGCCTATCACAATCGCAACTCCCATTGACGTGCCTGCGCTGCCCGCCCGCGTGGCGGACTCGCTCTGGCTCTCCTCACTCAACATCATGGCCCCGACGCCCACAATGAAGGCCCGCGTGGTTGCCGTGCTCGCCCCGTTCGTCAGCAGCACGGGCGAAGTGCTGCGGGACAAGGCCAAAACCCTCGTCCTGGACGACGCGCTCACGCTGGCGGCAAACGACCCGCAGCTTGGCGCAACCATGGAAGCCCTCTTCGCCGAAATAGATCGTCAGGCGAAGCTGGCCAAACTGTTTGGATGAGCCTGACCCTCGTCAAGGAAGACGGCACCGGCATGGCCGATGCCAACGCTTACGCGGACGTGGCCGATGGCAACGACTACCACAACGGCCATTTATACGCGACGGCATGGACGGGCGCGACGGACGATCAAAAGGCCGTCGCGCTGGTGATGGCGTCGCGGCTGATTGACACTGAATATCAGTTCAACGGCCTGCGTTCCGTGGATTCGCAGGCGTTGCAATGGCCGCGTGTGAATTGTCTCGACCCGGACAAAGCGCCGATTCCGATTCTGACCAGCCTGCTGCTTGTGGATCCCTTCGTGCCATTCAGCATCGTGCCAAAGGCGCTTGTGCAGGCGACGTGCGAAATGGCGCGGGAACTTTTGATTACCGACCGCACCGCCGCGCCCGCAGGGGAAGGGCTGAAATACTACAATCAATCCGGCACACAAACCGGCTACGACAAGACCGACCGCCGGCCAGTCATTTCGGCGGTCGCGCAAGCGATGCTGGATAAATTCGGTTCCTTGATCGCTGGCAAGAGCGGCGCGGTGCGGCTGGTGAGGGCGTGACATGAAAAAAGTCCAATTGATTCCCGATCACCAAAATAAACACTTCTCAAATAATCAATTTCTTGTCTCTGACGGGTTCGCCTCCGTGCCTTCCGTTTTTTGTTCAACGGGCTTTGGCGTGGATTTGTAAAACGACTGGCTTGGCAGCGCAACCATGCCCCAAGGGCCGCGAGCCGTCAGGTTGCAAAACATTTCGCGGGCCGCGCCATACAACACGCTGGGGGCATTCGTTTCGACCAGCATGGCAACTTTTTCAATTGGATAGGCCGGAGCAACGGCAAAAAATCCGGTGAACGTAACGCTCCCTTTCTGCGGGATTAAATCGGTCGTCACCGGCCAAAAGCTCACTTTAAGTTGCACCTTGAAGCGGCGCTCGTCATCGTTGTGACGACCGATGCCAACCGCCGATTCGAGGGTTAGCGCTGGCATCTCCTTTAACTGGAGTGCATCGTTTGCCTCGTAGTGCAACTCCGTCAAATAATACCGCTCAAGCTGCAAGGGCGAAGTTTTCATTTTCGGTAGTCAAATTGATCTTTTCCAGGTCTTCATCGGGACACCATAAATCCCTTTGGTTAGATGGCTTCTGCACCATAAATCGGTTGTTGTTCACCGCGTTCGTTGGCTTCATGGCACTGGCAACCAATCCCGCAACATGGACATACGAAACCGAAACCCAGCCTGTCGCAGACAAGGTTGCTATCCATTGTTTTCGCGTTTCAATCGGGTTCAACTCTTTTGCACATTTCATGCGAATGAGTTGATCGTAGCCTTTTTCCTGCACCATTCCGGCCTCCCAGCGCTTCACGCTCGCCTCGCCTACGCCTAGAAATGCTGCAAACTCAGCCTGATTCTGATCTTTCTTGTTGCGGATAAACTTAATCATCGCACTGGTTAGCAAACCGTGTTTTTCGCGGTAGGCGGCGGCGGTGCCTTTGCGCAACTCGTCCGCTTGGCCGCGTCCCAAAGTCTGCCAACCGCAAGCCGTGCAGACCGATACGGGCGTTTTCACGTCCAGCAGATCACCCCGAAAATTCTGGCGAACTACCGCCGTTTGCGTGGCAAACTCTTCACCGTTGCACTTAAAACAAATCATAAATCAATCACTCGTTGAATGGCCGATCTGGGTGAATCCGTGCGTGCAAATAATTCGGCTTCTCGTCCCGGCCAATTTTGATGCAAAACTTAAGATACACGCGACAATTCAAACAATCGCTATTCCAATGATACGCCCATAATTCCAATCCGTCCAAGCTCGGTTCCTCGGCTGTCATGGGTGGACAGGTGCCGGCATAACACATCACCGGGTTCGCCGCCTTGATCTCTTGAAGCAATATGAGAAGTTTTCCCCATAAATCATCTTCGTCGTAAATTGAGCACTCCTCAAAATCGTTGGACAGATGGTGAACCGGACCAATCTGACATTTCCCAGCGGCAATCGCCACCAAAGCCTCTTCGACTTTGGAATGGATTTCTTGGTTTGACGGTCTTGGAGGACTCATGTCGTTTTGCGTTCACGCTTGGTATCATATGATACTAAATCGGTATTGCAAGCGGTTTTTTTAGTTTTTTTTGGCCTTTTTTTAGAAATGCGCTGCGGATGCTCTAAATTGCTCATTTTGAGATATTTAGGCTTTACTGATTTTGTCGCCTCCCGCTACCCAGGTATCGGTGACTTGACCGACGAAAAATTTGGCTGGTGGTTTCACGTCTGGCGTGTAGCCCGAAACATTCAAGGTGCTGGTGAACAGTTTCAACGTGCGTTCGCCCGCCTCGATGGTCACGTTTTCCTTGGGCGCATAGGATTTGAGCAGCATCAAAAACCGTTCCATCGGCTGCGTGCATCCGCCGTCTCGAAAAACCAGTGCTTCCTCGCCGGCGGTCACGCCGTTGGCCTCCACGAACACGCGGGCGGCGCAGGCGTAAATCCGCACATCCTTGTCTTTTTTCTTTGCGCCGGGAAGTTTGCGCCGGACGCTTTCCAGCATTTTAACCAATCTCTGCCGATCAATGGTGAAGTGCATGGTTTTATTATTTTGGTTTCAAACGAAAGCGGCCAGCCGCCATTTCCTCAATTTTCCCGGCGGCTTTCAAGACTGTTTCCAAGCTGTAGTTTGGCAAAGGGCAATCTTTGTCCAGATGAGTCGCCAAATACGCGGCGGAGCCGATGTCCAAGGCCATGCGCTCGGTGACAAAATACGCGACCACTTCCGCTTCAAACTCGCGGATGTTGATGTGCATTTGCGGACGATTCGGCCACCAACCCAACTCGGTTTCGCCAAGATGCCCACAAAATACATGAGCCAATTCGTGAGCCAACGTCCCCAACTTCTGCGCGGCGGTGTGTTTGATATTCAACGTCACATGAAAGTCGTAAGCCCGACCGGAAACCCGCTCGACGCGGCCCGCCTGTCCGGTGGCGTAATCGCGTTCCTCGATTACAATGCCGATGGACCGGCAGGCATTTTTAAGATTGGGCAACGCGGAATCTGGTGGTTGCCCGCGCGCTGGAAACGGGTTCTCGACGAGCGCAGGCAGCGGCGGCGCAAACTCCTGGGCAACTTCAGTATCGCTCACGTCGAATACGAACGCCACCGGCCCCATAGTTTGCAGGATGACATAGGGGCGTGCGCCGGGCTTTACGCGGCGGCTGTAATCCCGTTCCCAAACTGGAGCGCGGAGCGCGTAACGAATGCCGGGATTTTGCACATGGAGAAGCATGGCATTGAAAGGCGCAAAGTGTGGGAAGCGGCGGCTGAACTCCAATAACTTCTTCAACTCGCCGGAAGTCCGGTAGGCCAGCGCCCGCGAAACCAATTCATCAAGCATCCGCCGGGAATCGTCACCCGCGCCCGGAAGATTGACAGGCGTGCTCAT